CTCGATAGCCTTCCATAGCCGCCTGTAGTGCGCAGATCGGGTCAATTTCTGTCACCCAAACTTGTGCTGATAATGCACGAAGTGCGGCCGCAGATCCTTTACCTACATCACCAAATCCTGCTACCACTGCTACCTTACCTGCGATCATAACATCAGTGGCACGTTTAATGCCATCTACCAATGATTCACGGCAGCCGTACAAGTTATCAAATTTAGCTTTGGTCACGCTGTCATTGACGTTGATAGCACGTAACTTAAATTCACCATTAGCCATCGCTTCATTGATCTTATGGATACCTGTGGTGGTTTCTTCTGTGACACCACGGATGCCTTCTAACAATCCAGGATGATGTTTATGTACGTAATAAGTTAAATCATGACCATCATCAAGCAACATATTTGGCCGCCAATCGTTTGGACCACTAACTGTCTGTTCAATACACCACCAGTATTCTTCTTCTGTTTCACCTTTCCAAGCAAATACAGGAATACCTTGATCAGCAAGTGCGGCAGCGGCGTGATCTTGTGTTGAAAATATGTTACATGAACTCCAACGTACTTCAGCACCAAGAGCAACTAGTGTTTCAACTAATACTGCTGTTTGGATAGTCATGTGCAATGACCCAGCGATACGTGCACCTTTCAATGGCTGAGCTTCTTTGAATTCATCTCTGATAGATATCAAACCCGGCATTTCTGTTTCAGCAATAGCTATTTCTTTATGGCCCCAAGCGGCGAGGTTAATGTCTTTTACTTTATAATCCATTATTCACTAGTTCCTTGTGTAGCAGTTGGTTGTGGACGATTACCACCTTTCTGTGCCTGTGCTGGGTCACTGAACTTACGATTTTTACTAGCCATATAAGTATTCTGTGCATCAATCATTGCTTTTTTAAAAAAATTACGTGCAATTGGGTCAGAAATGTTACCAAGTTTAATCTTGTTCATTTTACCAAATTTAAATGTCGAGTTAGTTTTTGCCATGATATGTCCTTATCTGAGTTTGTTTAAATATTCTTGACCAATTTTACCTTGATCAATTTCACATAGTGCTTCGACTACAGGTTTATTTGCGTGTTTAGTACGACCACCTTGCTTTTCAGCAAAAGTGCGTTCATTGGCAATTTCTCTAGCACGTGTAGCGCCAGCCAGGATCATTTTATAACGACTGCCTTCAAATACACTTACGCAGTTATCGATATTATATCGTTCTACAGTGTTTACGGTTTTTACTGACATTGATCTACTCCATGATGATTGAAAATACAGTTAATTATAACAGATTGTAGTACAGAAGTCAACTATTTACTGACGCGGAAACTTACCGTTCCTTTGACTGGATTGCTGGCACTGCCTTTACTTTCTACTGATACTTGACCATCAACTTTGGCTGGCCATAACACGTAGGTTTCGAGTGTACCTAATTTAGTTCCTTGCGTGTAGATTTGGACGAAATTTTCACTTAAAATTTCTAACACACAGGCTTGGAAATTTTTAATAGCACCAGCATTAACAATACGCATGACTTCTTTGATCGTAACATAATGTAATACACCACCTGGGGTAGTTTCATCTGCTAGTTTACGTTTGAATATAAAACTGTCAACGAATTTCTGCATTTTTGCTGGCAATGGTTTACCTTGTTTACGGCTGGCATTCACTGCATTTACTGTAGCTGTAATATCCCATGGTAACATTTTTATAAATTTTTCGTCGATAGCATCCGGATATTTTTGTGCTATATAATTCATTAAATAGAATGGTTGTTCGATAGCTCCAGTACCCTGACATAGCAAGATAAATTCGATTGCATCTTTATATTGGCGACGTTTTTTTAGCTCTTCTGGTATTTTAAGTCCGCTGATGGCCGGCGCCGCTCCACCTGCTGATCCTTTGCTACTCATGTATATAGTATGTCCCGTTTCGCTGTCTTGGATAGCAAAGCTGTCTGCCAATGGAGTATTGCTTTTGCTCGGAAAATATAAAGTACTTGTGCCTAGATCATTGCCAATGAATTTTAAGAATGCTTCACGTTTAGGAAAGTCTGCTGTACCTTTGTACATGGCAAGGATGCCCAGATATTCCCCAGCATAATCTACTAGAGCACGCATCTGTGCGCTGCTAAGTCCTTCTGGAACTTTGGGATCTTTTCCTGAGTTAATTTGTTTAGCACAGCTAATGATCGCTTGACCATATGTACCTAGTGCGTTTAATTGTTCGCTAGTAGTAATTTTGTTATATAATTCTTTAACCTTAAATGCACCAGCACGTTGTAGGTCTTTAGCTGTAGCAAGATTAATATCTTTGATATCAGTAGTTTTAAATACTTGTGGTGGTTTAACTGGTAAACCCTCTTTACCTGCGGTATCGCTGACATCGACGTTTTGCCCTTGTGCTTGGGTGGGACTACTTTGTCCACCAAACTCAGTAGTTTTTACTAGTTTGCTGGTACTGATAGTTTCACCATCAACACTGCGAACTAGTAACTGTCCTTTGCTTTTAGGGTCTAATAGGAATTTTTTAAGTTGTGGTAGTTGCTTTTTATCAATGATAAAGTCTCTACCATCTTGTGTCACGAACGGTGATCCTGCTTGGACTTTGTGTATAAAGGCAGCTACTCTGCTTTGATATTTTTTAATCTCGCCTGTAGCAAGATTACCTATTTCTGTAATAAACTGATGTGCTCGCATGATAATGTATTTATCTACGTTCTATATCTTGTTCAGTGCAGTCAATACCATACTGGATTTCCACTATTTTACAGGCTTTTGCGAAGGGATTGTACAGTCTGTGCCATGTTTCTGGTAGTATGTGATAGTGCTCGTGCTGATGTAGAGGAATAGACTCATCCTCAAGTTCAACCTGGCAATGTCCTTCAGAGATATGCCAATGTTCGCTACGGTCAAAATGCCGTTGCATGGTCAGGGTTTGTCCTGGATTAATAGTAAGTTCTTTAACTTTAGTACCAGGCACTTCATGTAGAACACGATAATACCCCCAAGGACGTGTTGTCTTAGGTGCTTTCCACTCTTCCAAGATCCAACTCGAACTGTTCAGCTTGTCTTCACCACCGACCCCAAACACGAATTCAACATCCTGGCAGATCATCTCTGGAATATTGTCCTTGGTTCGATCGCCACCATTGGCAAATATGATCTGGCTATTGGGATATAGATTTTGCACGTTGCGTATGGCTTCTATGGCTGTGTCATCGTTGTCGTTGAACAATATACAAGCATCAATGAATTTGAGATTTTCTAAGACTGCGATGCGTTCATTGCCGGGCATGAAAGCGCGGCCTTTCTTGCGTGTTAACCAGGCATCGCTGTTAACCCCCACTATGAGTACGTTACCTAGTTTCTTGGCTGCCTTGAGATATTCTATGTGTCCTGAATGCAGGGGATCGAATCCACCAGTCACTAGTACTACACGATTGATCATTTTGATTTGTAACTCTTTCTCGTAGGTGGAGTAGATTTTATTTTCAATGGTTTAAGTAAGGATGTTTCTTTGATCGTGGGTTTAGCCTGTTCGATTGATGTCTGTGCTGAGACTGCTGTCTCATTGAAAACTCCCGTGGTTTCTGTAACAGGAGGAAACTCCATCTGGCGACTAACATAGTCAATGAAATAATTTTCCTTGTCTAGCCATGGCATGACTATTTCCTCTTGCTTAAGAAAGCCATTACTATTGACGCTACTTACTATGCTAGGATGTAGTAGATTCTTATCAATGAGGTCATACCATGTGGTGGTCATGGGATCCATGGGTGCGATGTCAGTCTTATAAACTGCCATCTGTATCCAGGGATCTTGGAATTTTTTTAGAAGATAAGCATCACGACAATCAAATCCATTAACTGCCAGCATGTAGATCAACATGATAGGAGTCCAATGGAAATAGGCTCCGCTATAGCCTCTGCTAAAATATCTATCATACTCTATACCTGTGTGCTGTTGCACCGTGACCAATAGCATGCCATTTACCGTCATATAGCTGTTCCACATGCGCAGAGTTTCTAAGGGATTTAAACTATAGGTAAGGCTATCGTGTGCCCAGATTAGATCTATGCTGACTGGAAATAGGATTGGCCGATCATAGATGTCATGGATCTTGTGTATGTTCTTGAGCTTAGGAACCTGTGCTAACCTATCCTTGTTATTGTCAACTGCAAAGCAATTGAAGTTATAGGGCTCTGGTGGGTCATCGTTATTTTCTAAGGTAGCCCACCAAGCGATGTCTTCCCCTGATCCACAACCTAGATCTGCTACGTGTCGTATACTAGACAAAAAATCATCATATTGTTGTATGGTTTCTAAGATACTTAAACTATGCCTAGCCAATTGATGCGTCCTCCATACCTGCTGTTCTCAAGCGAGTTACATGCCCTAACATGAAGTTCTTGCTTTCAAGTCCTTTCATGATACCTAGCCAACGATTACGCAGTAGTGCTACTTCATTGATGATAGTTTCAAAGTCAATGACTTCATCCTCGCCATCAACATATTTTTCTACGTCACGACTTGTTAGTGCTCGTTGATAATTTTCTAGATATTTCTTAAAGTGTTTAGTACGTATCTTGCGTAGTTGAATATTTAGATAGTTGAGAACTGCTTCAATCTCTTGTAGTTGATTAAAACGTCTTTCTGTAATACCAGGCAGGCCAGCAAGATTCTTTTCTATGTTACCATAGACTCCAACTTCTGTTTTGGCTTCATCCAGTTCTTTTTCATAATGATCTATAAAATCCGGAATACTGCCTAAACTTGCAACTACACGACTATACCACATTAATAATCATCACCGTCATTTTCTTCATCGGCGATCGCCTCATCTTCTTCATCGCCAAGATACTCTTTAACAGCACGACCTAGATAAGCATCAGTACCGCCAAAGGTTTTAAGTTCACTTTCAGTGATATTGTGATCAGCTGCCACACTGATCACGTGATCTGCGGCGGCTTGGCGATCTTTAGGGCCGATATACTCTTTACAGGTAAGCCAAACTTCACTAGCAATGTCTAATTCAACACTCATTCTGCTATCTCCTCTTCTGTTTCTTCAACTACTTTTGATTCAGTACTTAGCAGATTAACATTAGATGATAATTCTTTCATTACTTTGTCTAAGCAACCATCTTCATTACGTTCCCATGCTTTGCGGAACTGTTTAATAGTTGTTTTATCAGCAAAGGTATAAACCAAACTGTTGCCTTCTTTCTTAAGCAAGTTTTTAGCTTCTAACATGTCTGTTAAGCCGCTGTATGGACTCATACCTGTTTCATATGGAATTTCAACTTGAACTGACTCGAATGGTTTAGCATAACGTGTTTTCATGATCTTACAAGCAGCACGGATACCATTGACTGTTGTGGTCTTATTACCATCAGCGTCTGTTTTAAGTTTAAGTTTACGCATGGCTACTACAATACTAGAAGCGTAGATAAAGCCTTGACCACCACTAATCTTGTCATCTGGATCAAACATGTCCTGGCTTGCGTATGTATGATTTGTACAAACCAATCCAAGATTCAATGTACCAAACATGTTTACGCAGTTACGAACAAGTGCTGTAAGTGCCTTAGGTTTACGACCCATATCACCTTTCATTTCACCTGCTTCGAACTGGTTAACATCTGTCGGGGTTAACATCATACCTAAACTGTCTAGGACAAACAATACCTTTGGGCGATCCTCTTCTGGTAGTGTGCGATACTCTTTAACAAAGTCACTGATAACTTTAGCCACATCATCGATCATAGCCATGTTAAGTTTTAGCAATTTGTCTTCTGTAGTATCTACACCAAGTGCGTGCAGCCATGCTTCGTCAAGTGCGTTTTCTGTATCAATCAAGATTACATAAATGCCTTGTTCTTGTGCGTGTCGTACAATGTTACCCGAACAGATAAAACTTTTACCTGCGCCCGATTCGCCTGCAAATACAGTAACTTTACCCATCGGAATTCCTCTTTCAAAATTGCCAGATAGTAAGTAGTTTAATGTGTAGTTGCCTGTTGAAATCCAGTCTGTAGGATCATTGAATCCAATACCTAAGCCTTCGATTGACTTAGTAATCGACTTTCTAAACTTTGATATATCAAATGGTTTTGCCATGTTTATTACCTCTTTAAATTAAAATAATTGATACTTGATTGTTATCTCGAGAATTCCTGTATAATATTTTTCGATACTCAAATAAATTTGTTGCTAAATCTGGTATATTCCCAATTGGTATCTGATTAGTTATTAATTTTACACTCTGTTTGCTTGACCAGTCAAGAAATTCTTTACTGTGTAATATAGTCTGTGGTTTTGACAGACTCAATTGAAAACTAAATTCTAAATTTTCATAATTATAATGATCTTTATAAACTAAATCATCATCAAAATTAATAAATTTATCATAATACTGTCTACCTACATACGTATAACCAAAAGAAAAATTAACTACGTCATTGTTCGAAACTAATGCATCAATGAAGGGATTCGGAAACACTTCCCATTTCTTTTTAGAACTAAATTCTAAATTATTTTGTTCAAACGATCCTTCTAATCTATGCACTCCGAGATTTACTTCTTCATACGGATATATGTAGCCCAACATCGTTAGTACTTCGGCTAACTTTATTTCTCGAATTTCGTCAGGATATTTTTCATGTAAAATATTACCCAATCTTGCTTTATTAGGATTCGCACTGAATCTAAAATCATCTATATTTATAGTATGTTGCTGTGAAAAAACCCAATCGCAATGCAATTTATTTAGAAAATTTTGATCTAAATAGTCATCGAGATTATTTTTTTGTTCAAATGGATTATCAATCAGATCATACATCACTTCATTGGATTTACTAATAGCCCAATGTAAGTGTGTAATTTTTGGGTCGATTATAGAAGCAAGTTTTCTGTCATTTGAAAAAGAATTTTGCGAATCTATATTAACTTTTTCAACAAAATATTGCATTAACTGTTCGTTATGCACAACTTCAAATGGTATAAAATCGCCAGTGTTTTCAAAAACTAATTGAAATCTCATATTATCCCTAATTAAGAAAGGCAGCGAGTCTCGCTGCCTTACCATTCAACTAAGATGTCTTTTGACGATTGCGGATCATCGCTAAGATGTCTTCGGCACGTGCTGTTCCACCTGCTGGAGGTGTTGCAACTGGTGCTGTAGGAGCCGCTGGTAC